CGCTGTTGTATTGGGTGAACCTGTTTGCGTGGACATACAATGTAAAGAAAGTAACGGTGAACGGGGTAGAGGCTCCCGCCGAAACGCAGCACGTACCCTTTATTACGTGGGGAGTGCAGGACGATGCCTTTGACCAGTTGTGCAACGCGGTAGACTTTGGTAAAGATGTTTTGATAGACAAGTCGCGGGACATGGGAGCGTCGTGGATTTGCATCACGCTCGCAGCCTGGTATTGGCTATTCTCGCCAAACGCACAGATACTTTTAGTTTCGCGGGTCGAAGACCTGGTAGACCGAAGGGGCGACCCCGATACGCTGTTTTGGAAGATAGATTACTTATTAGAAAATGTTCCAGACTGGATGCTGCCATGTGAGCGACATCTTCTGGAGCGTGGCGGCGATTGTCGTACGCACCTTCAACTCGTTAACCCTATTACCAGTAGCACCATCAGTGGTCAAGCAACCACGGGTCACGTTGGACGTGGTGGTCGGCGCACCTTTGTCTTGTTTGACGAGATGGCATCTATGCAAAACGCGGACGATGCTTGGAGGTCTGCGGCAGATACAACTTCGTGCCGGATAGCCAACTCGACTCCCATCGGTCCTGGCACGGAGTTCAGTCGATTACGCAACCAGGGGGTTGTGACTGGTAGCCCAAGCCTCATCACGCTTGGGTACTGGGACCACCCGCAAAAGGGGCTGGGTCGAGTCTGGTCGCAGGACGTAGACGGAAAACTTACGGGGATAAGTGGTCGATGGTTCTGGAAAACCCCGTGGTTTGATAAGCAGCAAGAACGGCGTGGAGACACCGCCGACATAGGTCAAAACATTTTGATTGACCACACAACCTCCGGCGACCTGTTCTTTAACTCGACCATTGTTACGAGGCACATACAAACATTTGGCAAGATGCCCAAGCGGTACGAGATACTGGCTGCGCGCGGCAGCGCAACCTTTGTTGAGTCTGACGAGGGCAGGTGGTACTTGTGGTGCGACATAGAAAACGGACTTCCAACCATAGAAACAAACTACGTTATGTTTGCCGATATTGCACACGGAAAGGGTTCTAGTAACTCCGTGCTTGCGATACTTGACAGAGACACTGGCGAGTTTGTTGCAGAGTTTGTTGACCCGTTTATTACTCCGCACGACTTTGCGGAAGAGTCTTGCTTTGCTGGGTCAACTGTTTGGTCTGGCACTGGGGGAGAGGCGTTTCTTGGGTGGGAAGTAAACGGTCCGGGCGAGAGTTGGTACGAAGAGATTAGGCGAAACGATTACGACAACGTGTACTACCAACGCAGCACAGGATCTAAGACCGACAGGAGAAGCAGGAAGTACGGGTGGAGGAGCGACAGGCGCAACAAGAGAATACTTCTTTCGTCGCTGTCCAAGGCGATGGCTAGGGAAGAGATAAAGATTCCCAGCAGCGACGGGCTAAAGGAGATGCTTGAGTATGTCTACTTTGAAGACGGCAGCATTGGTCCCGGCACGATGCGCGACGAGAAGACAGGCGCAAAAGAATCACACGGTGACCGGGTCATTGCATACGCTGGGTGCGTATTCTTGCAGGGCGAGGTTTCTCGGTTTGAACCAACAACCATAAAATACCAAGAGGGAACCCTTGGAAAAATCCTTAATCATGCGCAGGTGTGGGAGAGTTTGGGTGCGTAACAAATGGCAAGCAACAATCGAAAAAACCAAAGATTGCGAGAGGCAGCAACAGAGTTGTTCGATTCTTTGGATGATAGAGGGTTTGAAGGATGGCTCTGTGTTAGAGAGCAAGACGATAATGCAAGGATTAGGGACTGGTCGTTCCTTGCTGCAAAGTCTCCCAAGGAACTGTTTCAACTTATGTTCCAACTTATGGAGATTGTCTACCTAATTGACGAGGACGAAGAATAATGCTAAAGACAACACCATCAAACCTATACAACGAAATACAAGCGGCAGAGCGATTTCGTAACAAGTACCTAGACTACTACGATGATATCCTTAAAAAATATGCAGGGTCAGCAATGGGTTCGCAAGACGGTGAGATGCTCACCGAGAACCACATCTACGAATATCTTTCTCTGACAATACCTCGGCTTATCCACGATAACCCAAGGGTATCTATAAGTACGCGACGACCAGTGACGCAGAACGAAACGGCAAAGGCTCTTGGGCACGGGCTGAATCGTTGGGTGCGTGACACAAACGTCCGGCAGGTACTTATGCGCACGGCATACGATGCGCTGATTGCATACGGCGTGGTGCTCACAACGCAACAGCCCATGCAGGGGTACGACCCAAATGCCTCAAACAGACCATACTTCCCCGCCTGTTACCGCATCAGCCCCAAAAGGTTTATATGTGACCCCCTGGCACTAAGTATTAGCGAGGCAAGGTTTACGGGTCACGCTTGGATACGCGACAAGGATGACCTCATAAAAGAAGCACGGGGCGATTCCTCGTGGAATAAAGAGGTGATAGAGACACTCATCGTTGACACGCTTGACAAGGAGTCAACCGGCAGAAAGTTTGATGCGGCGAAAGACGTTCCCTCCCGGAGGGAGGTTGCCGGATACGACATCTGGGTTCCGGAGGTTAGGCTTGACGAAAGCCCCGGACCAGAAGAGGGTTTTAACGGCACGATATATACGATTGGGCTAGGTCAAGACGGAAGCGGTCAAGATAATGGCGAGGTAGATTTTATCCGTGACCCACGACCATACTACGGACCACCAAGCGGACCCTACTCGTTCTTTGGCACGTACTATGTTCCTGATAAGATATTCCCGCTGTCACCGATACTTGCGACCATGTCTCAGGTGGACGAACTAAACGACCACGTTCGCTCGGCGGCACGATCCGCAACACAATACAAGCGGCTCATCCTGGTAGACTCTAAGTCTAAGAAGTTGATGCAAGATGTTAAGAGCCAGCCAGACAATTATGTTGTTCCGGTTGAGGGACTAGACAGGGACCGAGTCATTCCTATTGAACTTGGCGGCATTACCAACCAGCAGGTTAGTTATATACAGATGGCAAGGGAGCGACTAGACCGTAACAGTGGCATCCATGATGCCATGCGCGGCAACGTGACGGGCAACGCAACGGCTACGGAGGTATCCATTGCAGACGAGAGTGGAACGGTTCGGCTTGCCTACATTAAGCAGCAGTTCCAGCAATCCGTAAGAAACTTGTTGCAAAATGTTGGGTGGTTCTTGTATTATGATGAACGTGTCATGTTCCCATTAGGGGCAGACGCAGCCAAAGACCTGGGAATGACTGAACCATACTATGTCGGAGGCGTAACAGAAGAAGAAACAGGAACGTCTTACAATGATTTAGAACTGGAAATAGACGCATACAGCATGGAGCGCACGAGTGAAACGCTAAAACAGCGCAGAACTATGGAGGCGTTCCAGTTGATATCGAACGTGGCTCAGGCGATGCCGCAAATGCCCTATGTGAAATGGGGCGATTTGCTAGACAAACTTGGTGATGCCATGAATATGCCAGACTTATCAGAGATGATAGACGAGCAGATGATGCAAGAGATGGTACAGCAGCAGCAAGAACAGCAGCAGCAGATGATGCAAGCGGAACTCCAAAGTAAGAGTGAAGCAATGGCGGCACAATCAGCAGGAAAAGAGCAGAAGTCACTTCCCGAAAGTAATCAATAATGCCCATTTACTTATTTACAGACAAGGACAATAATAACGTGGAGCACTTCATGAGTTCCGGCGATGTCCCAAGTATTGGTGAAAAAATGGTAATTGATGGGAAAGAATGTACACGCATGGCGAGTTTTATTATTGATACTGCGGGTATTGACCGCAAGACGCACAAGTATCCATACGTTAGCCGTTCGCTGTGCAGAAACGCTGGTGGCTGCAAGACCACAAAAGATGGTAAGCCCATCGTAACCTCACAACGACACGAGCGCGAAGTTGCTGCTCGGCACGATATGGAAAGACACTAAGAGGACTAACTATGCCACAAGGTAAAGGAACATACGGTAGCAAGGTTGGAAGACCCCCCAAAAAAGGCAAGAAAAAGAAAAAGAGAGTAGCGAAAAAAACTGCTGCTAAGAAAGGTCGCATGGGCTATTAAATCTTAGGAAAGGATATATAGCATGGCTAAAGAAACAAACAACGTGAACGAAACAAACGAAACAGTAGAACAGTCACAACCCGAAGCCGCCGAAGGCTTTGTGGGCAGTGTTGCAACCATCTCGGAAGGTGTCGGACAATCCGATGATGAGAAGGACAACTCCGTTCTCGACAACATTCTCGGTACAAATAACGAGGACTCTGTCGATGAAGTGGCTGCAAAAAATAATGAAGAAGAAACACCTGCTGATGTTGTAGATGAAACCACTGAGGAAGAAGACGGTGAAACAAGCACCGAACCTACTCCCCTAGAGGGTTACGACAAGGCAGTTGCGGCACTCCAGAGAGATGGTGTGCCACGTTCGGTCATTGATGGCATGGCGGAAGAGAACCCCCAAGACTTAATTGACTGGGGACTCAAGCGGTCAAAGAATCAATCGGACGTAGATAGTTATGGTGCTAGGCTTAAAGAACTAGAAGAAGGCAAAACAGAAGAAAGCGAAACTGTTGCAGAGGAGGGCGAGTCAGTTGGTGAAGTACAACCAACAGACCAACCGCCAAGTCTGGAAGAGACAACACGCTATGAGGCTGAGATTGCAGACATCTTCGGGGAAGACGCAGCCAAGGCAATCATGACACCAATGCGTGCCCACCTCCAAGAAACGGCGAAGGTCATTCAGCAGCAGCAAGAGGTTATTAACCAAATGATGTATGCGTCTGAAGAACGTCAGGTTTTGGAGTCGCGCGCTCGGCTTGAGGAACGGTTCCCCAGGCTGAACAACGATGAGGATTTCGGTATAGTGGTAGACCAAATGTCTAAACTCGTGCAAGTTGGCGAGTATGAAAACATGGACAGCCTTATGACCGATGCTTATCGTATGAAGTACGCAGAGGATATGGCACAGGCTGTTAAAAGCAAACAGCGTAATAAAATACGTGATGCCGGGCAGCCAACAACCACATTTGAATCGTCTACCCCATCCGCAAGCAAATCGAGCGAGGAGCGTGAAGACGCTGCCTTGGACGCACTGCTTGGTGGTGGCGGGTACGATGACGCAAACTCTGCATATAATGGTTAACTAACTGGCTTAATGCCAGAATGAGGTGATATATGGCTGGAACAGCACTCGCCAATTTCAATGACTTTATGAAAGTCACTGGACCTAAGTATCTTACGTCCGCTGAAGATGTCATCAATGAAGCCGTTAAAAACACTTACATCCTTGGACGCTTTTTGCGTGGCAAGGGGATGGACACGTCTATCCAAAGCGGTAAGACTATTAACGACAGCATTTTCTTTGACGAATCATCAACGTATGATCACTACAAGCCAAACGCTACCTTCTCGTGGAGCAATCCTCAAGTAATCAGCGATTTGGAAATCAACTGGCGATTCTCCGTAGACCACATGTCTTGGACGGATCAAGAAGTTGAATTAAATGTCCCAGGTGGATTAAGCGTATCCGCACAAAAAGTTGCTTACAAGAAACTAAAGCGTATTAAAGAAATGCGTCTTTGGACTTCATTCCTAAACGGAATGGAAAATGACTTGTGGGCGCAAGCAAGCGGAAACGCATCAGAAATGGAAACAAACACGGGCGCACTTCCTTACAGTATCCCGGCGTTTATTTCAGAACATGATGGAACAACTGGCACAACCTATGTGCCTTGGACCAGCGACACAACGATTCAGGGTATCAACCCAGCAAACGAATCAAAGTGGCGTAACCAAGTTTCACGTTATGACTATGACGACCCAGACGACTCAGACGGCGACCAAGATGGTTTGCTTGACAAGTTCGATGAAATGTTCTTGAAAGTCCAATTCACTCCCCCTGCTACAAAACAAGAGCATTTTGAAAAAGATAATCTTAACCGTCAGTTCATCTGCTGCTCACGCAGCGGAATAAACTTATACAAGCGCATGCTCCGCGATGCTAACGATTCACTCGTAAGCAAGCAGGACCCATCGTACAATATGCCACAATACAGTGGTATTGACCTTGTATATGTTGCATCACTAGACTCTGCTACAATCAATGGTACTACACCATCTGCAACAGAGTCCGGCGCAACAATTGACGGACATCGTTACTGGTGGCTCAACGGAAACTATATGACTCCTGTGTATCACGCACGGCGTTATATGGAAAAACACGATCCTATGCGGCATCCAAATCAGCCGTTCACGACCGTGCAACCTGTTGACTGCTGGTGGAACCTTTTCTGTAACAGTCGGCAACGACAAGGAATCATTTGCCCACAGGCATAATGGTTCATAACTTAGGAGAATAATACTATGTCACTTAGTATACCTTACCTACCGCCTGTATCAGTTGATGGAGAATCTGTAGCATCCTACATGCCAATCGTTTTCTTTGATGACTTTTTGGCTGGAGGCTTTGTCAAAGACTTAGCCCTTTCCAGTGAATCCGACCCAGGAGCGAAGTTTTCAGCAGTAGCAGACTGCGGCGAATGGCTATGTACAATAGTAGACGGTGGCGGCGATGACGGACATGCGATTGCTTGTGCCGACGACGCTGTTGGCGGCTGGCTTGCAATCACCACAGACGATGCTGACAATGACTCTATTGAAATGCAACTCAACGGTGAGTCGTTTCAACTTGCTACTAATAAGAAAACTATCTTTGAAGTACGCATGAAGGGCGCAGATGTTAGCGAATTTGATTGGTTTGTTGGTCTTGCTATTACAGACACAACAACAATGACTGCCAGTAGCGACCGCATTGGGTTTGAATGTCCCGACTCAACTGGCGACATTGATGCTATATCTGAAAAAGATGGTTCGCAAACCACAACTGATTCAGGCAAAGACCTTGCGGATAATACATTCGTAGTTCTTCGTTTTGAAGCAGACGGTACTGATACAGTACGTTATTATGTTGACGGTTCATTAGTTGCAACACACACCACAACCATTCCTGAAGACGAAGCGTTGACGCCAACGATTTGTATCAGAAATGATGGTGCTGCTGTAAACACAATGACTCTTGACTACATTCTTGTAGCACGAGACCGTTAATTTAACGCACTTTTAAATGCTGAAGCCCTCCCCCGAAGGGGAGGGCAGACGCATACATTTTAAACACGGAGCCAAAACATGGCGAATGTAAATCTATACCTCAAGTTCGATTACACCGATGCTTCTGGCAACGTGTATGCTGACGGCAGTACATCTACTGCCAAAACAATAAATATTGACGGCGGCGAAATCTTTGACCGTACCTACAGTATTGAGTCCGCCGCTGTTACAGAAGTTTTAAGCGACGCAATAATCTCTGACTTTGATTTTCTTTGGATTGAGTCTGACCAGACGGGTGAGATTCAGTTAGTTTGTAATGAGGGCGGTACTCTGGGCAGTGACAACATCGAAAACGGTTTTGTTCTCGGCGTTACCGCCGGAATACCCATTGTCCTCTCAAACGATGATTCAAGAAACATGGGCAACATGGACGGCACGTTTGAGGAAGCCAATCATCAGACTGAGATTGACACCTGGGAAACCCACTGGGCAGCAGACACAATCGATAGAATCGAATGGTATCACGCCACGGGTGCTGCTGCAAAAGTTCGCGTATTCGCAGTAACTTAAGGGAGTTAACCAATGCCAGAATTAAGTCTTACAACACATTTTACTGTAACTATGGATGCTATGGATGATACCCATGTAGTTACTGGTGGCAGCACGACTGCGGCAGACGCTTTCACGATTACCCATTACGAGGACAACAGGATTGATGTTCCTGCCACAACACTGGTAACTCTTTGGAACGATGACCACAATATTTCTGATTTTGACTTCCTCTGGATTGAATCAGACGTTGCAGTTGAACTACAACTCCTGTGCAACGAGGGCGGGACTTTGTCCGGCAACAATATAGAAAATGGGTTTGTGGTTAAACTAACGGCTGGTGTCCCCTTTATATTATCAAACGATGATTCAAGAAACATGGGCAACATGGATGGAACCTTCGGAGAATCCCAACACCAGGATGAAATAGACAATTGGGAAACCCACTGGTTAGGAGATACGATTGACCGTATTGAATGCTACAATTCTACTGGTGGTGCGGCAAAGGTTAGGTGTTTTGTAGCAACATGACACTAACCGCAAAACAACTAAAGGATCATGTATCGCATGCCCTTGGTGGCTCTGTCGCTTCACAACTTAGCGACATTGGTATCGTCAACGAGGCGGGTCGGCACATGTTCAACACGCCCTGGCTGTTTCGTAACAGACCTCCTGCGGACATAACATTTGAGTCAAGCAGAGACTACGTTGAGTTACCGCTAGATTTTGGCGAGATGATTGCTGCGAACATGAAGAACGGATTGGTGCAAACCTTTTCGTTTACTACGTTTGATGACTTGATTCACAGGCGAAGAACAAACACAGGCGCAACGAGTCACTACTGGATTGCTATCTCGTACCCTAGTATGACAACCGACCAGACCGCCGTCCCCGGACCACGCTTAGAACTCTACCCCACGCCAACCACTGGCGATGAAATGACTATTGCGTACCGCGCAAAGTGGGTAGACCTAGACGAGGACGATGACATTGCGATGGTCCCCGACTTTGCGGAGTCTTGTCTGATTGCTCTTGCCAGAGCGTTCGCGCTTGGATACGAAGAAGAGGGGCTGGAAGTTCGTATCGCAGAGGTGGAGATGGGACCGGTATGGCAACGCGCACTAGAGAAGGACGGAATCATACAACCAACGTATGGAGAGATACGCAACGGCGCACTGTCCATGATTCAACCAAGACACAACTTACCGTGGGATTCAACGGCGAATCCCGCATAACACAGCGAGTGGGTCTGTAATACCCACAGGCAAATACAAAGGAGTATAGACATGCCTAGTCCACATAGAACAAGAGAAAGCGCAAAACACGAATCACGACACACACTAGTAAAAACCGTTACATCTGCCGGGGCTACCCTGGTTGCCTCGGATACTGGCAAACTTGTCGTGGTTGACACCAGCGGAGGCGACACTACCATCACCCTTCCAGCAGCGTTAGTGGGTCTTACATTTACCTTCATGGTATGGAAGACCGCCGCTGCCAAGAACCTAGTCATTAACTCTCCTGCTGCGGCAGCGTTTTACAAGGGTGGACTCTCTTGGCATGACCCAGACGACGTGAATGCCCAAGTCTCATTTTCAGCATCGGACGGCACATCTGAGTACCTACTAGACTTGGACGACCCCGACATCGGGACTCGCATAACGGTTGTTTGTGACGGAACAGTTTGGTACATCTCTGGCACACTGGTTGATGAAACCGCGCCGACTTGGGCTTAACACCTGAAGGATTATTCCCTATCTCCCCCCCGTGGGGGAGGTAGAGGAATATATATATATATGCTTGGCAACTTTAAGACAATTAACCCAAGGACAATTAAAGATGTGCTTGGTTACGGTGCAGAGAATAATAAGATAACAACTGCCCGTTCAGGTCTTTCAACAGCCCGCAAGCGTGGCAACACCCAAAGCATGTTTGCTGGTGCACTTGCGTATCTAAAAAATACCGCAACCCAAGCGGTCCATGTGCAAATCTCAATAACAAATGGCACAACAG